CAAATGTCATTATCAACGCAGCTGGGTTCGTTGTATTGAGAGTAGTTATATCGCCATTGACATGTTTTCCAGCTCTTATCACAACCTGATTCTTTTTTAGAATCACATCTGTATTAACTCTACCTATAATACCAATATCTTCACTATCTGGAAACACATCCTTAGCATTTGGGTTCGTCTTAATTGACTTTAACGGCTCAATCATACCCATTTCAGTGGTTGATAATGCTGTGTATACTGAATCGAATTCTATTTTCTGAGGTTGTGATATGACACTACCAAGCCATAATCTATTTCTATTAGGATATTTAACATCCATTATAAAAACTCTAACAACTTCACCTATTTTAGGATATAAATGAATATACTTAGGTAAAATAGGACTACAATAAGGTAATTCTTTTTCAGCGATTTTATTATCTAATTCAAGTATTTTTACCTTTATTCTACCGCCATCGGTAGGGTCATCAATGGATATAACCTCGCCATAATAGATTGATCTCGTATTATCACTATGGTCAGCACCGCTTGTGAATATCCTATTTGTATGTATTGTTTTTTCGGTATACATTTTTATTCGATTAAATTTCTGTCATTCATTTCATCAATAAGCTCAATATATCTCTTCTCAAGGTCTCTTATAAAATCCAATTTATTGTTAATAAGTATCGTTGTCTCGTCAATAACTTGAGTTAGCTCGATAACATCATTTTTTAATCTCTCATGAGATGCTTTAACGATATTAATTTCATGAAGCAATTCTGTTGGTGTATATTCTGTTAAAGTCTCCATATTATAGTATTATTCCTTTACCACCTGATATTTTTACGGTTGATCCGAGTACGGTTACAGGGCCTGCTGGTGATGTACCTGTCGCATTAATCGGAATGCCTGGGGGTATGGCTATCAATATGATAGCCTCTTCCTGAAGTGCTCTAATTATCTCCTCAACTCTAATTCTTTCCATTATTTCATCGGGAGCGGCTTCACCTGTCGATAACACACCAACTGGCAAACCAGCCTCAGCTTTTCTGGCTATAATTCTCGAAGCAATCTTTATCGGCGATAATCCTGATCTGTTTCCGACGCCTGTTAAAATTAAAGGTGTTGGGACAGTCGGTGCTGAACTGATATTTATGTTAAGCAATTTGGATATGCTATCGATTATAGATTCTATGCTCATATCTTAATTATTTTTGTTGGAATTAGGCTTCTTATAATTCTTTTCACCTGATTGGTTTTCTCTTTCACTAATTTTGTGATTATAGGTGTTAATAATTTAGACAATTCGGACACCACGATAACGTATATATAATCAACCATCATACTAATAAACACAGGTGCTATACATTTTATAAATTGCTTCGAATTATCAATCTCACTTAAAATATTATCAGATGTTGATGTAACGCCAGATGAAAGTGTTGATGATATCGATCTTAATGCTATAATTTGTGGTGATAACACCAATGCATTTATAATCTTCCCCTTAATCATATTAATAATCTTAGTGAAAAAATTATCTCGAACAGATGATGCATTATCATCTATAATCGATTTATTCGAGGCGTCTTGAGTTATAAAAGACTCAAAAGTATCGCCAACGAATATAGGGTCTGTCGATGTTGTAATATTTACTGTTGCACCTGAAAAAAATTCAGTTGTACTGCTACTATAAATATAGCCGCAACCCATATCATATTCAGCTGTGCCGTTTTTTATATTATTTGCGTCATTAGCTAATCGTGTCAAATCCAATGGATCATTATTACCATCAATCAAATTATTTAAAGCCTGCTGAGCCTTCAGCTCATTTAATATCTGATCAATGCTTTTATCCTCCGACTTTGTTATAGTACCAAAAATAGCATCAAGAACATTTGTAACAACCTCTTGTTTATTAATCAATGAGACGGTATCAATATAATTAGCAAACCATTCGCCAATAGTTGCAGACGATAAATCAGGCTTAAAAATTAATGATTGTGTTGATTGATCGAATGTTATTAAAAGATTATGGTAAGGTATGTTCGGAACTTGCGATAATACAGCTTCCCTAACCTTTGTATCAAAATCAGGCACAGCGTTGAATTTTAAAGTGTCAGCTACTGTGCCTGTTTTTATTTTAAACTTAGAATATGGATCAATATTTTTTAATGGGACTCTTATGCCGTCTGTGAAAGAAGAGGGTATAGGACTATTGCTATTGCCTTGGATAAACTGTTTCTTAAGAGGCGTTCTCATCTCAGTTTCAACCTTCGTAAAAAAGTCTGTTAATAATCCGCCTATCATTTGCTTAAGCAATGCTCCGCCAACCACTTGTTTTAGTATGTCAAGTAGAAAAGCGATTTCGTCATTAGATTTTGTTTTTATGGAACTATAGGTCTTTTTTAACCTTTTAATTTCATTTTCATCATGTAATGACGAAAGCGCACCTATAGTATTGAAAATACTTTGCTTTCTTTCGCCGATACTCATAATTATAACCTTTTATCTAACTCATCATGAACCATATCAATTAAAGCTTGCTTACGCTCATTACTAACGACGCCTTTATCCTCATCGCCAACAACTTCCTTGCTTTTTGAGTCAAAGACAACTTCCTTCAAATATTTTAAAAGTAGAATTTTCTGATCCTGATTTTTAGCTTCAGCTGCTATAAGTTTTATCAGCTGATCACCGATAGCGGCAACCTCGCCAGTTTCCTTAATCTTTATTTCCCACTTATTAAATAATCTAATGGCTTTCTGTCTAATATTATGAGAGTCATCATAAATCTCTTGTAAAAGATCATTCATGCTATCCTCATCAAACTTAATTCTTTTTCTTACAGGTCTTGTCATTATTTCTTATTTAAATATAAATACTTGAGAAATGATTTTACAAGAAAAAACTCTGTTTCTTCATATAATACAGTTCTTTAAAAGGCTTAATGGCTACTCTAATCTCTTTAGTTGATAAATTTGTTATCTCTTTCAGGTATAGAAGTATTTTATTTTTCGCAAAAATATTACTAACTCTCTTATTATATTTACCATCAGGTGTTTCCTCTTTAAATAGAGATTCCCAATTTTGTAAAATATTAATAATAGCATCGCCAACAATTAACTCATTTTTCTTAATATTGGGCTGTGATATTTTTTCAATGATTTCAGTGATTATAGATTGAATAAGGTTATCGAGAATATCGACATTATTATCACCGTCAATTTCATACGCATATGACGAGCTATTATCAAAATCGTCGGTATAATCTTCATACGATAAATTTGTTTTTTTATCAATGTAGCTTTTTCTACCATGATCCTTATAATAGTTGCGTACAATCGTCTGGCAATAACTAAAAGCTTTTGTTTTAAACCCTGCCTTTGTTATCGTATTCGGTTTATATTTAACCATTTGCTCAATGAGGTGGGTTAAAGCGTTTTCCTCAACCTCAGCCACATCATAGTTCCCAATATATATAGGATACTTTCTAAGTATTGATTGTATCATTTTACTAAATGGTACAACCAATATCTCATTGTAAATTCTATTCTTTTCCTCAGCGGAATCAGTTGTTATATAGTCTATTACAGCTTGATCCTCCTTTTCGGCGAAGTATAATTCATATTTCTTTTTCATTTAATTATAGAGGGTTTTTAACTAATGCTCAATAGATTAATTTCTCTATCTTTGCTGAAGAAATATTCTTTCATTGCTACATCGAACCAGAATTTACGTTCGAGTTTAGGCATTGTTTTCGAGTACACCTCGAACATGCTATCGGTACGGTCAACTAAATGCTTGTAAACGATTTTCGGAATTATAAATACCTTACCATCATTATTTAACACCCTTAAGAGATATTCAAACATAAAAGTTAATTTAATATTCGTCTTATATCCACCATTTTTCAGATAATTAGATTTTCTGATTACAGCACCAGATAATTTAAAATCAGAGTATGATTTAACAGTATCAATGCTAAGAAACCCAAGTTTTTCGATATCACCAGCAAAATGCTGTGACCATGCAACCTCATTAGAGATTTTTAAAGGCTTATTATCAGCGTCAACCTCAAGCATCATAGGAATGAACAAGTCAACAAGTGGATATGCTTTAATGTATTTTTCAACATTTTTCGCATATGTTGTACCAAGTTCGTCGTCGAATTCGAATACTGAAAAATACTCTGAATCAACTACAGATAAGGCTAAATTTACTTGAGACTGATAATCAGTTAAACCAGTATTATTAATATAAGTAACGTTATTAGGCTGAATAGCAGCAACAGTATCTTGAACGTCTCTACTAATTGAAGGTGGAAACACGAAAACCATTCGAGGTTTTTCAGATATCTCAGTTTGAGCCTCAATCGAATTTATAGCCTTAATGAGATATTCTTTAACAGTATCATTAAATTCATGTACTGGAATTATTATACTTAATTGTGTCATTTTATTGTAAATTTATTGCATTTTTTAAAAAACTAATTCTTTCCTCAGCATATTTAGCATAAATATTTGTAATCTGCTCGATAGAATTACTCATATCATATCTTTTTGAAATTTCAGCCATTGTTTCGTAAATTCCCTCTGGAATACTATCATCAATAAACTTAGTAAGAAGATCGCCGATCATTATAGGTAAATCGTAAATGTTGCTCGTGTACATGCCAGCCTCAACATATTCTCCCTGATCATTTTTTAAATATTCAGGTTCAATATCAGGTACAATGAAAATTGGAATTACACCGCTTTTCATACACTCAACAGGGAAAGTACCGAAAGATGCGATTCTATCGATCCATACAGCCGCAAAGTTATTACGCAGTCTCTCAGCAAAGCTAACCCTATCCAACTGTGTTGGTGGCTTTGTATTTGTGAGTAATGGATCAAAAGTAATCCACTTCAAATGTGGATATTTACTGAAAAATAATTTAATCACCTTAGTAATATCGTTATTATTTCTGCCTACGATTGAGATCACAGGATTCTGAGGCTTGTCAGATGCATGGAAGTAATCAGGTATACCGATATTATAAGTCTCAACTTTAAACTTTTCGCCGTAAAAAGTGTTTAACATATTTTTCAATGTCTCAGACGTGGTAATAATATCATTAATACCGAATAATTCAATGTCAGATCCTGGAATTAAGCCATTTAACATGTAATCGAATGATTGTAATAAACAGATTTTTTTACATGGTAGGTTTTTAACCTGCTCCATAATATTTGTGAATACTTCTGGAATTACCATGAAATCATCAGGTGATACGTTTATTTTCGAATCACTAATCAACACATGCTTAAGGTCGCCTAATGATGATTCCATCCATTCAGGTGCTTTAAGATCTGTATTTTCAGTCATAATTATAACATTATAACCCATACTTTTTACAACATTTGCGTGAGTATATATCTCATATACTGAGGCAGATGGACTAATAGATTCTGGTACACAGAATATAAACTTAGACTCTTTCGACTCTAATCTCGTAGCAGCTTTACTTAAAACTGCTATGTTTTCTTTATTTAATTCATTATTTTCTAACATATTCTTATTTATTTGTTTCGTCATTTTTTTTCGTAACCAATTAATTTTTCAAACTCAACGTTATCAACCAATTCAACTAATTGAAGTACCGATGAATAATCAGTTCCGTTATCAACGTTGTAAGGTCTATTTACTTTGATGATTGTTTTACCTTCAGGTAATTTAACATTCAACAATTTAGGATCAGTTGTAATAATAACGTCAACATCTTCAATAATATCTGTTGAGTTCTCAACAAACTTATAGGTACTAAAACGTGACATTATTCTACTTAAAAAGAATAGAGTCGGCGGAATTGTGTGAACATTTTCAACCGAAAATATTGTAACATCAATAAACTTACCATACTTATACAAAAAGTTTTTTAAGTCTAAATCAAGTCCCTTATACATAAAAGGTGCTGACCCTGAGATTTCAAATACAAAATCAAGATGCATGAACTTATTATAAACCTCAAGTGCTGTTTCGCTTACAATTTCTTTATTAGAAATAAACGTATCTACTGGTGCTTCACCAGTTTCTTCATCCACAACATAATCAAGAGTATTGAAGTTATCATCAAATTTCTCTTTCAAAACATTAATCTGTTCCGATGTTGCATTCCACGCATATGTATTAAAATAATCATATACATAAGGTATTTTCGCTGGCACACCCTCTTCGCCAAATTCATTGAGGTAATAACGGTCAAATTGTAACCATTTTGCTCTTAGAATTTCATTAATATCAATTCCTATTTTTACTTTTTTCATTTTTTATTTGTTTTATTAAAATATTCTTTAAATTTTGCTTCAATTAATGCTATTAATGGATTTCTAACATTTTTATCATTAACATCCATTTCGATAACTCCGATACTCGGCGTATCGCCAAACATGTCAATAATCGGTTTTAAAGCACTTTCCGTTTCATTCTTTAAATCTATCTGATCAACGTCACCAAGCATAATCAATTTACAATTAGTACCTATACGTGTCATCGCTGTTCTAACATTTTTAATTGCGACATTCTGAGTCTCATCTAAAATCATAATACAATCATCCAAGGTTGTTCCCCTTAAATATGTTAGCGGAACAGCTTTAATGAAATTAGCGTCTGTTAAAGATTTAAATGCTTTCTCTGGAATTAATTTAGTAATATTTAAATTAAAACTCCACATAAAAGGATCAATCTTTTCTTCAATACCACCCTTTAGAAATCCAACCTCCTCACCTTTTAAAGGCGTAACAGATTTCAATAAATAAATTCTTCTATAGGGTGTATTTGCCTTTCTAAGCAAATCAAGAGCAATACCCAACGCTACATATGTTTTACCAGTTCCAGCAAATCCAGAACAAATCGTAACCTCATTAGATTTAATCGATTTAATGATTTTTTTCTGGCTATCATTTTTTGCCTCTACTTTAATATCGCTCGTAATAATTTTATTTATCTCGAATTTCAAGGTTGAAATACTCTTATCAGCACCATTAACGATGCTTTGATAATCCCTTTCCTCTTGCTTTGTATCTTCGAGTTTAGTATTCTTTTTTCCCATATGACATATAATTTTATTACATTATACACATAAGAATTTTGAATCTTGAATTTATTTTGAAAAAAGCACTATTTATTATTAAATTAATAAAAAATTATAAATAATTATATAATATGGGTAAAGAAACAGGAGCACAAGCACTCAAAAATGCTATACAAGGATATAAACAAAATACTGATGTAAAAAGCGCAGATGTTATTCCTATGACAGGCGGTTTTAATAATGTAATGGGTAAAGAAGTTGACCCTGATCTCATTATACCTTACGAAACAGTAAGTTTACCTTCAAAGGGAATGTATTATGATAATCATTTAAGTGAAATTAACATCGAATACATGACGTCAAAGGACGAAGACCTTTTAACAACTCCGTCTTTAATTGAAAATGGTACTGTTCTCGATTTATTATTAAGAAGAAAGGTGAAAACACCGAATGTAAACATTCAAGATTTACTTCAAGGCGATAGAAATGCGTTAATACTCTTTTTAAGGACGTCATCATACGGTGCTGACTATTCAGTTATCGTAACCGATCCAAGGACAGGTGTACCATTTAAATCAGTTGTAAACCTATTAGATTTAACATACAAATCCATAGGTGAAGAACCAGATGCTGAGGGACATTTTACAGTTAATATTCCCATGAGAAAGAAAACCGTAAAATTTAGGATTTTAACATATAATGAGGATGATATCGTATCAAAAAGAGCAGAAGCCATGAAATCAGCCTTTCAAGAATCTTTCAGCTCATATGGCACACTAAGACTTAAAGCAAGTATTATATCAATTGATGGTAATACCGACAGAGGTTATATTGATAAGTTTGTCGATGCTATGCCAGCCTTAGACTCATTTACAATTCGTAAAAAAATTGGTGAAGTATCACCAGATGTTGATCTTAGATATACATTTACAGCTGATGATGGATACAAATTCACATCAACATTAACTCTCGGTATAGATTTTTTTTTCCCAAACAGTTAGCAGGTGACTATAAGAAAATGGTAAATGACGAAATTTATATTCTAACAAAGCATGGTAAATTTCAAGCCGAATATGTGGAAAGCATACCTGTATGGAAACGAAGATACTTTCTACACTTAATGGAAAAAGAAAACGATGAAATAGAAAGTCAAAGAGCAAGAGCATCAAATAAATAAAAAAAAGGAACTAAGTTATTATAATTTAGTTCCTTTTGTATTTATATGATATAGATTAGAACAATGGCAAGAAATTACGACGACGAAATAAACTTTTTAAAGGTTGAGAAGCAGTACTATGATGATCAAGCTGCTACACTAAGTTCTATTTTCGATCAAAAAAAGAAAATACAGGCACTTGATGAGGCTCATAGAGTTCAGGAAGCTATATTAACTCTCGAATTAAAAAAACAGGAGAAGATAATAAAAGCAGCTGTAAAAAATAATGGAACTGCTACAGATACCCAAAAAGAAGCTTTAAAAATTGCCAAAGATAATCTTATAAATTCAAAAGAAAATTTAAAGGTTGATAAACAGAGAGTTGAGCAGCATCAGAAGATTAAAGACCTCTTAATTAGTCAAACTAAATTAGAAGCCGTTTGGATAAAAGGCTTAATGGATTCTGATAAGATCATTAGACAAACTATTCTAAATCTTGGAATGTCTGGCGTTAAAGCTGAAATGATTAGGACGTCTTTCGAAAATTCGGCTATGTCTGTTGCTGAAATGGGTGGCTCATTGGTCGATGTACAGCAAGTTATGCAAGGATTTGCTGATGAAACTGGCAGAGCCAGAGTCATGTCAGAGCAAATGATTGTCGATATAGTAAAGATCGGTAGAGGCACTGGATTGGGTGTTGAGAATGCCACAAAAATGGCTGCTCAGTTTGAGTTAATGGGTGTTGACGCTCAAACAACATTTGAAATGACTGAAAAATTCGTTCATTCAAGCGAAAAATATGGCATAAATACAGCTAAAGCATTAAAGAATGTTAATGAAAATTTCAAGAAACTAAACTTATATAATTTTAAAGGTGGTGTTGCTGGTATGATGAAGATGTCGGCGTATGCTACAAAAATGAATGTTGATTTTAGTCAAGCGTTTAACGCTATTGATACAGCAAAAACATTGGAAGGTGCTATAGGATTAGCAGCCAGTTTACAAGTAATGGGCGGAGAATTTGCTAAATCAGACCCATTTGAAATGCTATTCTTATCACGTAATGACCCAGCTAAGTTTACAGAGAAGATTAATGAGATGACTAAAGGTGTTGTTACTTTTCAAAGACAAGCTGATGGTTCATTTTCTAAATTTATATCGCCTGCTGACAGAGATAGAATGGCTTCCGTTGAGAAGTCGTTAGGTTTACAGAATGGTGAACTTACCCAGCAAGCTTTAAGAATGGCTGACATTTCAAAAATGCGTAGAAATATGCTTGGTTCTGGAATGTCTAAAGAGAATAAAGACGCTATAGAAGGTTCAGCTATATTTAATTCTAAATCGGGTCAATTTCAAGTGATAATTGGGACGACAGCTAAAAATATCTCTGATCTTACCAAATCTGAGGCAGATTTATTTATACAACAAAAAGCGACATTAGAACAAAGAGCTAAAGATTCATTAACATTTGAAGAAGCATTACAAGCAACGTTAGCTTCATTTAAAACCATATTATTACCGATGCTAAGAGGCGTAAACGATGTTATGCAGTTCTTTATACCTAAATTTCAGGCAGTCGCTAAATGGTTTAAAGAAAATATAAATCATGATTTTCTAAAAGCTGCTGGTATTATAACTGGTGCTGCTGTGCTATTAAATGGTGGCGTAACTGCTTTATCAAAAATAGTTTATATAGCCTCTGGTAGAAATATGCTCGGTGGTACAAGTTTAGGAAGAGGTGCGAGAGCTACACGAAATGCTGGTAGTGCTATGAGTGGTGCTGGCGGATTAGGTGGCGGAATCGGTGGTGCTGGCAATGCTAATGTTGGTAAGGGACTGATGAGAGGTGGGTTAGGCGTAGGTGCTGCTGCTGCTGGCGTAGGTGCTGGTATAGGTGTTGCAGCACTCGGTATAAGCCAGTTAGCTTCAGCCATTAAGGATGTTGATAGCGAAAAACTAACAAAGTTAAATTGGACTATAGGAATTATTGGTGTAACTATGATAGGCATGGGTGTGGCTGCTGCTTTTGCTACCGCACCTGTTGCAGCATTTGGATTAGCGGCTTTAGGTATCGGTGCTGGTATAGGCGTCGCTGCTGCTGGTATAGGTTATATGGCTGAGGGATTTAGTAAGATGATAGATTCTGCAAAAGGTTCTGAAGGTGCTCTATTAGGCGTTGCAAGTGGTATAGGTGCTATTGGTCTTGCAATGGGTGGTGCTGGTATAGGTATGATAGGCGGAATTGGGTTACTTGCCACATTAGGTGCTATCTCAGCATATGCTCCAAAAATTGAAAAAATTGGAACTGCATTTAAGGAGATTAACACAGCACTTGCAGGTAATGCATCTGATTATGAGGCTATAGCTAATGTTGTCGCATCAATATCAAAAATGAATACAAAAAGTGGATCAGCATTCGCTGAATTAGCAACATTATTAAGCAAGCCATTAAAGGTTGAGTTTGCCGATAAAGATGTTACAATGAAGGCTAATATTACGTTAGATATTGACGGAGAAAGATTCACAGCTAAAGCTATTAATATACCGATCTTAATTAACAGAATGAAAAGCTACGAAAGAGGTAAATCTTAATGAAGAATAATATTAATAAAAGTATTTATATAATAAACATAGCATGACAATTACAAAATTTAAATCAAGACCAGATTTATCCGACATACAATTTAAGCAAAATCCAGATAGCGAATTAAATCTATCTGGCGATACTCGTATAAATAAAAATGAGGGTCTTATACTAACAGATAGTAATCATAATGATATAGTTGTATCAATATCTGAATCAACAACTGAGGGTGATTTTATTAGAATTGTAAATAATAAGGTAGTACGTGAGTATAAGCCAAATTTATCCGATCTAAATTTTAAACAAAGCTTAGGTAGCGAATTAAATCTATCTGGAAATACACGCATAAATAAGGTTGATGGATTTATATTAACCGATGAAAATCATGCAGATGTGCCAGTAATAATAAGCGGCGCATCTGAAAAAGATGTTATAAGATATGAAAACCATCAATTAGTTGCTCATACATTAGAAGGTAATGAAATACCTTATCTTGATGAAGATGTTAGAGCTAATGTTGAGGTTGGTGGTATCTGGGATCAGAGATTAATGTTATCTGGAACATCTTTCACGGATTTTGTTAAGAAATTATTAATAACAACATATTATCCAACATTTAGCGCATCATCATTTGGGTTTACAACTAATTTAAATGGCAGCAATGTTGAGGCTGGAACGAATGCTAATGTAGCATTAACATATTCATTCAACAGAGGTAGTATAAACGGATTAGTTGTTGGTGGTATTTGGAACCCATCCACATTTCAAAATTACAGAGCTGGAAGCATTGTTGAATGTATAATTGATGGTACATCTGTGGGGACTGGCTTAACATTAACAAGAAATCCGAGACTAATAACTGATGGTACAAACACATTCAATGGATCACTTCAATATGCTATAGGTACTCAGCCACTTGACTCATATGGTGACCCATCAGACCCTAATCATGACGGTACGCCAGATGCGCCATTAGCAGCTGGAACATCATCATTATCAACATCAATTGTAGGCAGAAGAAAAGCATTTTATGGAATATCAAATGCTTTAGACTCAAGTGCGTCAATAAGATCATTACCAAGCACTTTCAATCTTTCAACATTCACTATAAATATTCCTATAGGTGCTACAAATGTGGTTTTTGCTTATCCAGCAACATTATCTGATGTACATTTAGTATTATTTGTTGAATTTGCAAATACGCCTGTTCAAACAGCATTTACAAAATTAGCTGATTTATTGGTTGAAGGTGCTGAAGGATACACATCCATATTATATAAACGATACATGTTTACGCCTGTATCGCCATTTCCAACCACAGCAACTTATAACGTAATAATTTAAAAATATGACAGCATTTACAATTTTACCTTTACAAATAAAAAGACAATATTCAGATTCACTTGATCCTGACGATATATTTGATACAGTTAGTGAATTAAATGCATATTTAACAAATCCGTTAAGATATGCTGGACAAATAGTGTCTTGCTTAGAAGTTGATTCAAGTATATATGTTTTAAACTTGGCACGAAATGCATGGATTTCTATGGCTGGTTTATATGCGCCTATAATTGGGTCAGCTAATTATATTCAAAATCAAAGTGCAACACCTCAATCAGCAACAATGTGGATTACAGGTGCTATAAGAGGTGCGTCAGTTAATGCGACAGGTGCTATAACAGGCGGATCAATCGTTAAAACTGGTGGGGTATCAACGCAATTTTTAAAAGCCGATGGTTCGGTAGACACTAATACATATTTAACTGGTAATCAAGCAATAACACTTTCTGGAGAAGCTTCTGGAACTGGTGCAACATCTATTAATGTTACATTATTAGAATCAGCTGTAACAGGCAAGCTATTAACAGGATTAAATACAATTGGAGGCGGATCAATTTCAACCACAGACTCAATTTTAGTGGCATTCGGCAAAGTACAAAATCAATTAACAGCGTTACTTGGCGGCGTCACATTTCAAACTGTATGGAATGCATCAACTAATAGTCCTACAATTACAAACGGCGTAGGAACTAAGGGACATTATTATGTTGTTAATGTTTCAGGAACAACAACATTTAATGGTATTTCGGAATGGAAAGTTGGCGACTGGATAATTTATGATGGTACTAATTGGCAGAAGGTAGATAATACAGATGCTGTATCATCAGTAAACGGATTTATGGGTGCTGTATCATTAACATCAGATAATATATCAGAAGGTGCTACAAATAAATATTATCTCGACTCAAGAGCAAGAAATGCATTAAGCTCTGGAACTGGAATTAATTATGTTTCATCAACTGGAGTAATCAATTGTACAATAACGCAGTATACAGATACAGCTGCAAGAGCCTCATTATCATCTGGAACTGGAATTAATTATGTATCGTCAACTGGAGTAATCAATTGCACAATAACACAATTTACAACTACTGACGCAAGAAATGCTTTATCACAAGGAACTGGTATTAGCTATTCATCATCAACAGGCGTTATAGCTTGTACAATAACACAATACACAAACTCTGACGCAAGAAATACATTAAGTTCAGGAACAGGAATTAACTATGTAGCATCAACAGGTGTAATCAACTGTACCATAACACAATTTACAACTGCTGACGCAAGAAATTCTTTATCACAAGGAGCTGGTATTAATTATGTTGCATCAACAGGTGTTATAGCTTGCACCATAACACAGTTTACAACTACAGACGTAAGAAATTCTTTGTCATCTGGGACTGGTATTAATTATGTTGCGTCAACTGGCGTTATAAACTGTACCATAACACAATACACAAACTCTGACACAAGAGCAGCTATAAGCCTATCAACAACAGGTAGTTCAGGTGCTGGAACATATACACAAGCTACAGGTGTATTCAATATTCCTAATTATACATTAGCTGGATTGAATGGTGAGTCAGCTGGCACAGCCGCTGGAATAATGTCAACACATAATTCAACATATAATCATGGAAACATAGCTAACGGTCAAACGGCATACAGTTGGGGTGATCATGCAAGCCGATATCTGCCATTAATTGGAGGTGCTGTATCAGGGCCTGTAACAGTTAATAGTCCTGGCTTTAGAAGTTATGCTTTTGATGTTACATCAAATGGCGGTGTAGCAATAATTGGCACAGCAAATGGATCATTTAGTTATGGAATTGTAGGTATGTCAGACAATATCGCAGTACAAGCAACCGCATTGAATGGCGTACCTAATCAATCAAAATTAGGATTATTACTACATGGTGATGTGGTTACCCCTGAAGCTGGGTTTGGTGTTAATATGGGATGGAGATTTCCATCAGCCAGTGTAGACCCAACTGAAACATTTATGGCTGGTGATTTTGGCGCAGTATTAACAAATCCAACAGTAGGTGTTGAGGCAGCTAAATTTGAATGGAAATTAGTTACCAATGGCTCAGTTCAATCAAGAATGACGTTATCAGATACTGGTAATTTATATACTGTAGGCTCTGGTACATTCGCTGGTGGTGGTTTTAATTCATTAAGATCAATGAAAAATATTAATGAGGATTGGAACGGCTCAGCTATGGATGTTATTGATGGTTTTAAATTAAGAGACTTTCATTATAAGTCAAGACCAAATTCAGATAGAACTTTAGGTTTTATTATTGATGAAGTCCCAGCAAATGTTAGAGAATATTTCTTAATGGGAGAAGAATATAATGCTATAAATAATTATACGATGATAGGTATAAGTTTTAAAGCACATCAGGAAGAAAAAGCTGAATTAGATATTCTTAAAAAAAGAGTATTAGCATTAGAAGAAATTATAAATAATTAAATATGGCTTGGGGAGATTTATTAGGTAATCAATTTGTATCATTTACTGATGCTCAGGGTAGCGGATTCACACAATTAGTATCGTTACCGACATCAAGTCAATTTATGACAAAGGATAATTGTATATACTATATTTCGGTGGATGCATTACCTTTAGCTGGATATACTGGAAGCCAATGGGTAACTAAAGGATCACTATCTTCAACAGCAGTAACATGTAACGTTACTGTTGACGTATTAGAGATAACATATTAATATATAGCATAATGGGAATAATTAGATACGAACTGGTTACTGGAAATCTACCTATGACGGTATCACTTGAAGGAAGTGGTTTACCTGATCAGGTTCGTTCATCATATGGACAATATTCATTTATAGGTGTAACAGCTGCTACAAATTTACTAATTGTAGATAATTTAGGCTGTTCGAAAATAATTAATGTTCAACAATGTTTAACATGTCCATCTGGCTATACTTATGTTGTGGGTGGATGTGAAAAGACTGAAAATCTCACGCCAACAAGTCCAACAGACCCAAGAAATCTGGTTCATAACTCTAATATAAGATATGGAACTACGGGTACAGTTGTTTTCGGTGCTGGATGGAATTATAACGGTTCAGGATCAGTATTCAACTATTATAATGGCGGATCGTTTTGGGTAAATCCTGTAATAAGTGGTGGAAACGGAGATACTGTTCATGGTATAATGAATGTTAATGCTGTTTGGTCATCATTAACATTAGATAATCAGTATATAGGATTTCCAATATATTTTACAACAGTTGTTGAAAAACAATATTATATTGGACTTGGGTGTGATAATATTGCTGAGATTAAATTAGACGGTGTATCTATATTAATGCAAGATACAGCGTCATTATATTCTATGTTTACAACTAATGGATGGTCAATACCTAACGCAAGTGAAAGCACTTTCAGATTATGGTATATATATCCAGTTTTATTATCAGCTGGTAGTCATATAATAGAATTAATTGGTCATAATACAGTAAATGCCGCTGCTGTTGGTATGGATATTTACGACATGTCAGAGACCGATCTTATGAACTGTACAAGCTATGCTGATATGGGATCAAACCTTATTTTTAGTAGTAAAGATGAGGTGGGTCAACCAGTTTTAATAGGAAATATGAATCAAGGATATACATGTGATATAGGATATATTTTAGGAAATCCGTTAGGTACTCCTACATGTTATAAGTTTACACATTTAGCTTGTGGAGAGTTACCGCCGTCAACAAGAACAACAGCGTGGAGACCTATTAATCAGTACTGTGTTCAATCTGTTCAAACACAATACTGGTATGGATTATCTAAATGTGTTTCGGATGGTCAAACATATTTTACAGGGCCTTACTTAACACAAGCTCTCACTAATAATGAGAGAGTTATGGGAGCGACAGATGTTTATTATACTGTTGGGACTATGGTAACACAAGAACCCTCATTTGGTAATAACATTGCTGTTACAACTACATCGCAAACAGGTTGTCCAGTTGGAACAACAACCACAACAACTGTAGCACCTAATATAATACCATGCGGAACACCTACGAATTATAATGGTGGTGCGGCATTCCCATCTTTAAAAACAATTAATTTGGGTAGCGGAACAGGAACGGTTACTTTATCATATGATGCTAAAAATGTGCCTGATAAATTTATTGTTGAATTTGATGGAGTGCCTGTTATAGACACTGGATATAGAGGACATTCAGGTAATCAACAATCATTAACAGATGCTTTAGCATTAAAAGGTTTACCAAATGAAATAATACAAGGCGTTGGGCTTGGGAGTGCTACATTCGTTAAGTCAACGGCTACAACAACAGCAACTGTAAAAGTATATGCTCCTATCGGCGGTACGGTTTGGTCATTTACAATGAGTTGTCCAATACCTTAATAAATAAAAATTTAAATTATGCCAAACACAGGATATAAAGCTTGGAGTACGTTAGAGGAATATTATACTGATGATAATACATCAACAGGAATCACAAAATTAAATTCTGTTGATGATCCTGACTATGTTGCACCAGTATACGATGAATCAGCATGTTCATTACCTTTAGGTAATTTTGAACTATTACCATCATATGGTATGAGATTTGCGTCTATGAGCGGAGTTTCTGGATTACCAACATTTAGTTATCCAGTTGCTTTTAATGCTATTGGAATTACTTCTGGCACGCCATCAGGTACATTAAGTATTATTTTAGATAGCGTTGGAGGTACTCTACCATCAGGCGTATCATTAAAATTAGACTTAGATATTAATGGTGCACTATATAGCACCACTAATGTCACATCATATGGTATGACTAATTATTTATCAATACCTGTAACTGATTCAGGTACTACTATAAACATATCTATAAACTCCATCTAATAATGAAAAAGCCAGTAATTAGTTTTACTGGCTTTTTCATTATTTCAATGCTTTTGGGACTGGAATATATAAAGGTATTCCTAATTTTTCAAAACCATTATATATTTCCTTACTCATTTTAATAACTCCGCTATCAATAATTTTATCTCGATCAATATCATTATTAGATAAATTTTCAAATAATGCCAATGTACATGCAATTGCTGGCTCATGTTTTCTTAATATATCCTTAGCAGAACCATTTTCATGATATTTAGAACGTAACTGTCCAGCAGTTCTTCCATGAACTATAAGATGTATATTATTATTCTCGGAAGCGTAATCGCCAGTACCAATACTAATTTTATAATTAGTTACTTTACTAATCTCTTTTTGTTTTACGCCGAAGGTATATTGCCCTAATTCAGTTAATTGATTCGGAGCGATCATTTCCTCGCCTACAATATATTTACCAGTGTCCTTAATTGAAGGTAAAACAGTTCGGCAAATCCAGTCACGCATGTTCTTAGCAAACGCTTTTTTTGATTTTAATAACAACTTGAATATACCACTCTCAGTTATAAGTATCACCGAGCCTGCTCTTTGACCAAGCGTATTTGATACGTGTAGTTGTTTAAAGAAATCCTCATTACCCTTTTTTACTAACTTAATCATATCAATGCCTTCCTCAAGTTCATATCTATGGAGATTTTTTGTTCCGCTATTATAACCCAGATAATTAACTATTTCAGTGCCTAAGTATACTCTTTGACCTAATTTTTTACTATCCCAATAACGAAAGTCTATTCCGAACTCACTATTATTTATAATTTTTGGTATTAACGCACTTTCACTCATATTATTTACAGTTTTATTTTTAAAATTAGTTGCAAATATAGATTATTATTTGTATCTTCGCAAGAGATTTAAAGAGATTAATTTATGTTGATGAAAAATAATTATCTAAATTTTAGAAAAAACATAGTAATAATGTCAAAAATTCTTTGTAACTTTGCCGAGTCTTCTTTTATATATGTTTTTAAAGACAAAAGAATAAAAAAATCCTCTTTTTAGATTTGCAACCGTAAAACAAACTTCCAAATTTTGTTTCCTTTAATCTTCGAATAAAGAAAAAACATTTAAATGTTAGGGGTTTTATGTTTATTTGATTCTTCAAATCAAATATCAGAGTTTGGTTCTCAATTATTTTTCCAATAAGTATTTATATGAAATATGTAATTAATGGAAAATGATTTGATAAAATCAAGATTATTGACTTCAACAGAGGAATTGAGACAAAAGTTATTAACGAGAAGCCTATATTCTCCTGATCAACCATACCCTTTAGATAATGATACTAAATTAACAAAGATTATCAATTCAGTTGATAGTGTTGTTAGCACTTTAATGCCTTATTCAACCTTTGATTTATCCAATTCGGTTATTGGCAGGTTAGTGTCTAATAAAACACCAATAACTGAAATAGGATTAGCGATGCTTGGGAAGCAATTATCTTATAATTTTATAGCCAATGCTTCGTTAGAAGCTTTAAAGGTTATTCCAAAAATAAGCATAATGAATTTATTTGATGGTGATAAAAACACAAAATTATTTACCAAGAAATTTAATTACAGTATCACAAAAAAAGAAGGATCATCTAATTTTTTAGATTTTGTTAATAATATAACAGGTGCTTATCCATATACTAATAGTCCGTTTCATAATCTTGAACACACAACAGAGAAATCGTTGAATGATTCATTAGATGCTGTAATGACCAATACTGGTTCTGGTCAATTAAATATGCTTTATAGATCAATGAATAAAAATCTATATAAAGCTGATTTTTTCATTAAATATGAAGATAAGGATAACCCAATAACTCCTACGAATAGTTGGAATCCTTTAATAACTATAGGTAGCAGTTCTGATCATGTTGAATATGGATATAGAGAAAGTAATCATTTCAAATCTCCAACTAATTTCGGAAATACATCAGTTCATTATAATAATGATAGTACTGATATCAATTCAAATATAAATGACGATAATGGCTTCAATAACGATACAACACTTATTTGGGGTTCAAACATTGATATTGATAATAAATCAAGTAATACTAAAACATTTGGGGTTCAAACAGGATTGTTAGATTATACTCGTGAATTAATGAACGATATAAATTTAGTAAAAAAGGAAGGTCAAGTTATTGATATTACCAATGCTAAATTTAAAAATAGCGATGGCATGCATTATAACGGTTCAGGTGTATGGGAATCTCCATCCGATTCATTGGTAGGTTCAACAATAGGTATGAGACAACATACCATGCTTAATCAATATAATAGATTTGCTAAAGCTATTAGATATAATGGTAATAATATATATGGCGGTAATCCTAACTCAACCATATATAAGACAGTTGTACCTAAATTCCATCCTATTATTGACGATAATGGTAAGACCAATAACAGAAATTTAATGTTCTCAATAGAGAATCTCGCATATAATGTTTTAGATAGCGGACTTTGTGATGATGGGTCAAAAGTTCCATTATCTGAGGTCGGATTATCTGAACCACATCATGGCAGACTTATGTGGTTTCCGCCATACAACATCCAATTTATGGAAACCACATCATCTAAGTTTAATTCAACCACAATTCTGGGTAGAAATGAGCCTATATATTCATATACTGGTTCAGAACGAAGCGGTACATTAACTTTTACATTGCTTGTCGATTATCCACCTCAATTAAACGATAATCGTTATAGAGGCAAGGATAAACATCGTGCTATATCTGAATTCTTTTCTTTCGGCTATAATAGTCTTGATAATAACGTGTCTCTACAGGATGATTATCAGGCAAAGATAAATAAGTTACAGATCGAGATTGATAAATTTAAGAAACCAGCTGAATATGCTCCAACATTAAATGCGTCGGGAGAATTTTTAATTTCATTTATGAATGATTCACCGAATACCAGCGATATTGATACAGTATTCGATACGATGTATAAGAAAAATTATGAGGTTAAATCTGGTTT